AGCGCCGATTTACACACAGGAAAATTTTTGAAAGGTGAATTTAGATGGGAAGAGCTAAGAAAATGGCAACTGTAACAAGCGAGGGAAGCCGCTTGGAACGCTTGGAAAATTTAGCACTGATTCTCGCAAAACAGATTGATATATGCGCGAAAGATGCTGTTGATGGTCCAAAGACAATGTCACAGCTCTCCAGGCAATACAGAGAAACAATCAAAGAAATTGAAGAAATAAAAGGAATGGAGAAAGACGATGACGAAATCGGAGAAATCCTGTCGGCACGAAAAGCTGATGGGAAGCCAGACACCGTCCGATAGAATTGTTCCGGATTACGCTTATACGGATGGCCCAGATGCGGTAAAAGTGCTTGCGGTCGGGAAATTGATTGTGGATCCGTGGCAGAGTGAAGTGCTGAATGATTGGATGGGGCGTACAGAGGATGATGTTTGGTCAGCGCCGACATGTGGCTTATCTGTTCCAAGACAGAACGGGAAAACACTGGATACTTCCGGGCGGATTGCATCCGGAATGATTCTGTATGCAGAATGGGTTATATACACAGCTCATCTGCAGAAAACTGCAACAGAAACCTTTATGGAATTGCGCGGCTTGTTTGAAAGCAGAGGACTCCGTAAGTATGTAAAAGAAATTAAGGCGGCACTCGGAAGAGAACAGATTATTCTAAAAAATGGTGGAAGAGTAGTATTTGTTGCCAGAACAAGGAATGGTGGTCGAGGACTGCATGGCGACTGTCTTGTGTTTGATGAAGCACAGGAATTGACAAGCGAGCAGCAGGCATCTTTTTTGCCGGCAATATCAGCGTCAAGGAATCCACAAACGATTTATCTTGGAACACCACCGGATGAAAATTGTACCGGCACAGTATTCCGGAAGATAAGAAAACGGGCAACGGAAGGTGAGAGCAAATCCACAGCCTGGACAGAATATTCTGTGAAAGAGATTGGAGATGTTACTGATCGTCAGAGATGGGCGGATTGCAATCCGGCACTGGGGCGAAGAATGACAGAAACAACCATAGCTGCAGAGTGTGAGCAGATGGATGCGGACACATTTGCAAGAGAGCGTCTTGGCTGGTGGTCGCCAATCAACAATGATCAGGATTATGCAATTGATAAGAAGAAATGGGAAGCGTGTGCTTCAGAAAAAGAAAAGCCGGAAGGGAAAACTGCTTATGGCGTAAAGTTTTCTTCTGATGGTTCGGCGGTAGCATTATGCGGAGCTGTCTGTTCGGATGCAGGGAAAGCGAGAATTTCACTGATCGAGCTAAAAGCAACTGACAGAGGAATCCAGTGGCTTGCGGACTGGCTGAATCAGAGATACAAGATGGCAAGCTGTGTGGTGATCGATGGAAGAAATGGAGTTGACTTCCTGATAGAGAAGATAACACCGGTGTGGAAATATAAGCAGTCAATTGTTCGACCGGCAGCAAAAGAAGTGATAGCAGCGGCGAGTCAGCTATCACAGGAAATCAATGAACAGACTGTAACATGGTATAAATACCAAGAAATACTGAATGAGTCAGCAATTACGTCTGTAAAAAGACCGATTTCCGGTGGCTGGGGATTTGGTGGAGAAAACTCAATCCCGATTGAAGCAGCAGCACTTGCACTCTGGGGATGCCGGACATCGAAACGAAATCCGAGCAGAAAGATGAGGATAGGATAATGGAGTTAAATTTTGGAAGAGTAGAAGGATTACCACCGGAAGAACAACAGTGGCTTCAGGAATTGAAATACATATATGATTATCACAGAAGTGCAAATAGGAAAAAGCGCCGTTATTATAACGGAAAAGTCACACTGAATGAAGTGAATCTTGGGATTGCATTGCCAGCAGGTCTTGGAAAACTTGAGATTGGATGTGCCTGGGGAGCAAAAACCGTTGATGTACTTGCTGGAAGATCGATGTTTGATGGGTTTGTTACAGAAAATGGAACGAAGTCAGAAGATATGGATCAGATTATGAAAAGGAATCATTTGATAGCGGAATACAATAAAGCGGTCAAAGAAGAACTGAAATACGGTTGTGCATTTGCGGTGGTATCCGGAGAGGAAGATGATGCAAGAGTACGGTTTTATTCTCCACATTGTGCTGCAGCTTCGTGGAATGCACACGAAGGACGCATCCGATATGGATTTGCCTTTGAAGATGCGCGAAGAGACGAGTCGGATGTTACATGGTCTCCGGAACACGTAAATTTCTATACAGACACAGACATCTGGGAACTGGATCGGATTGGAGGTACATGGTATGCTACGCAGAATCCCCATGATTTCGGAGAACCCCTTATGGTGGCTCTGATCTGGGACGCAACAAACGATAAACCATTTGGTCAGTCAAGGCTAAAAGAGCCGATCCGCAGGCTAATCCAGGGATATGTAAGAACAGTCGCAAATGCAACGATTGGACTGGAATTTGCAACTTCTCCACAGAAGTATCTGCTCGGGGTGTCAGATGAACAATATGATATGCTGATTGATAATAAATTCAAACAGTATGTTGGAAGTATTCTCTACAGTACCAATAATCCGGAGACTGGGGAAAAGCCGAATTTCGGGCAACTTTCGCAGGGAAATATTGAACCACATGTTCAGATGCTCCGGATGCTTGCTACACAGTATTCAGCGGCAACGGGATTGGCGGTTACGGATGTTGGTGTGATAAATGATGCAAATCCGACTTCCAGTGAAGCAATTATTGCACAGTCACAGACCTTGATCCTTATGGCAGAACAGTTGAATAAATCAAATGGTGATGCATTGTATCGGATTGGACGGATGGCACTTGCAATTGAACTTGGAACGATTCCGGATGAGCTTCCGGAAGAAACACATGAGCTGATTGCACATTTTAAGAATCCGGCAATGCCAAGCGTGGCATCTACTACAGATGCAGCACTCAAAATTGCGACAGCGCGACAAGGATTTGCACAGACAGATATTTTCCTTGAAATGATTGGTTTTGATCAGGCAGATATCCGGCGAATCAGAGCGCAGGAACAGAGAGCAAAAGGAGATGCTATCTTGACGGAGGAATTTGGAAATGCAGATAACGGAGAAGGCGTGGGTGGAATACATAACGAAGATGTCACAGATTAGCCAGAAAGCAGCGGATCTGATGCAGTCCTGGGTTCAAAAGAATGGACTGGAAAATGATAAAGCACTTTTGGACTACGCCTATGCACTGTCACAACACTATGGACAGGCTATCGGTGCATTATCGTGTCAGATGTATGAAGCGACAGCAGCGGCACAGGGAGTAATAGTCCCTACGGCAGAAGTAGCAGATCTCCCGGACTATGGGGAAGTGGCGAAAGCAGTAAAAGGAACAAAAAAGCAGTCTCCGAACAATATTCCCGGAACGCTTGCAAGGCTTGTAAAACAGGTAGGTGCAGATACGACACTGAAAAATGCAGAGCGTGACGGGGCACAGTTTGCCTGGGTACCGCATGGAGACACCTGTGCTTTCTGCATTGCACTTGCATCCAGAGGATGGCAGTATAAGTCAAAAAAAGCTATGCGGAATGGTCACGCGGAACACATTCATGCACATTGCGATTGTGAGTATGCAGTCCGGTTTGATGGAAAAAGCACAGTGGCAGGCTATGATCCGGATAAATATCTGGAAGAATATTACGATGCCAACGGGGATATCAATGAAATGCGGAGAAAGCGATATGTACAGAATAAAGATGTGATCAATGCGAGAAAACGAGAATTATACGCAAGTAAAAAAGCGGAAAAACTTGAAAAATTGAGGCGGTCTGATATACTGATATCAGGAGCGAGAATCACAGATCTGAATAGTGCAGAAGCTGATGAATTTGCGGAGATGTACTATGAAGAGATTAGACATTTTTCAACTGATTCAAAGAAAATAGCAGATAATCTTGGTAAGGAAGAATCTGACATAAGAAAAATTAAGGCATATTTATTTGAAGATGATTCTTTGATAGATCCGGATACGGGAGAAAGCAGGCAGTTTGATCCAGATTGCGCGATTGCACAGAGCTGGCAACGCTTGATGAATGGAAAAGACATTAAACTTCATGACAAAACTTTGATAGAGCATGAGTTGTTGGAAATGAAAATTAAGCAAGAAAATCCGGGCATAGATCATGTAAAAGCACATGAATTGGCATCGGAAAAATATAATTATCCAAAGGAGGCGCTGGAATATTATGGTAACCTTAAAAAACATAAAAAAAGTCAGTGATAGTATTTCGGCAGATTACTATCCAGAGGGAAAAGAGCCGGCAGGTTTTATGGAAATACGAATTCCGGATGGAGAGATTGTAGAACATGAAAATGCAAGCATGTTTGCAGCACCACACGTGAGGCGAGAACTGAAACGGATTGCGAAGATGGATAATCCACCAAAAGAAAAAACGGTAATATGGTATTAAAAGCCACTGATCGGAAACGGTTGGTGGTATTTTTATACTCATTTTTAAGAAAGGATAGGGTAAACGGTATGAAAAAATTATTTATCAGTCAGCCAATGAGAGGAAAGTCTGATGAAGATATTCTGACAGAGCGTAAGAAAGCAATCGAGAGTGCAGAGAAGGCGATTGGCGAGCCAGTAGAAGTGATTGATTCATTCTTCCAGGAAGCACCGGTAGATGCAAAGCCACTGTGGTTCCTTGGAAAATCTCTGGAACTTTTAGCAGGTGCAGATATCGCATATTTTGCGAAAGGATGGCAAGATGCAAGAGGATGTAGAATTGAGCACACTTGTGCTGTTGAGTATAACATTGATCGAATCGAACCGTAGGAAGGCGGTGATCCAGATATCTCCCTTTAAGGCGCAGGGTTACGCGTCTTATTTTTATGGCAACACGTGCCTTAAACGTGGCAACTAAAAACACTCAAATCAGGAGGGAAACAAGATGGCAGATGACAAAACATTCACTCAGGCAGAAATGGATTCAATCATAGAGGGACGCCTTGCGAGAGAAAGACAGAAATATGCAGATTATGATGACCTGAAAGAAAAGGCAAGTAAGTACGATGAGTACCAGGCGCAGAATAAAACGGAACTTCAGAAGGAAAAAGAAAAGTCCGATGCGCTTCAGGCAAAATTAAGCGCACTTGAAAAGAAAGACACTGTAAGACAGGTAAGAGAAAAAGCAGCAAAAGACACTGGTGTGCCGGTAGAACTCCTTACAGGTGAAGATGAGGAAACCTGTAAGAAACAGGCGGAAGCGATTATGAAATTTGCGAAGCCGAAGAGTTATCCGGGGACTAAGGGGAACAGAAAAAAGACAACAGAGTACAACTCAACGGATGATGCAATGAGGGAATTTGCACATCAGATTTTTGGTAAAGGAGAATAAAGAATATGGCAGCACTCATTAGTTCAGATTTTGAAATTCCGGCAGAGATTTCGCAGGGGATTTTTGAAAAAGCACAGAAAGGATCTACTCTGGCGCAGTTATCCGGAGCAAGACCGCAGAAATTTGGAAAGCAGCAGGTGTGGGTACTTACATCGCCACCGAAAGCAGAACTCGTAGGAGAGGCAGGGCAGAAATCGCCAACCCCAACTGCATATGCTTCTAAAACAGTAAATCCGTTCAAATTGCAGGTTACCATGAGATTTTCGCAGGAAGTACAGTGGGCAGACGAAGATGTACAGATCGGCGTACTGCAGGATCTGGCGTCAAATGCGTCAATCGCGCTGGGAAGAGCATTGGATCTTGTTGGAATTCACAAAATCAATCCGCTTACAGGAACGGTATCAAGCCTTGTAAAAGAAGGGTTGGTTGACACGAAACAGAGTGTGCAGCTTGCAGGCACAAAGTATGATGAAGCAATCGAGGCGGCAGCAGGAATGATCATCTCATCTGGCTATGTACCGAGTGGTATTGCAATGGATCCAACACTTTCCTTTGGCCTTTCCACTATGAGGGATGCGGATGGAAGAAAGATTTATCCGGAAATTGGATTCGGACAGAATCTGACAAATTTTGCCGGAATGACTGCGGCAGTATCTGATACAGTTTCTGCAAAAAATGAAATTACACCGGATACGAAGTTACTTGGAATCGTAGGACAGTTTGATGCGTTCAGATGGGGAGTGCAGAGATCAATTGGCGCTCACTTGATCGAATACGGTGATCCGGATGGACTTGGAGACTTGCAGAGACAGAACCAGATTGCAATCCGTGCAGAAATTGTATACGGAATTGGAATAATGGATCAGGCAGCATTTACAAAGATCGTGAAGGCGGAAGGGTAATATGAAATATTTATACAAACAAACTGGAATAGTAGTGGAGTCTGACGATGTGTTAGACTCCACAATGTTTAAGCCGATTATTGAAGAAAAAACCGAGGATTTGATCGAGGATAGCGAAACAGAAACAGGAGTTACAGAAGCTGAAAATACAGAAGAACCTGTGGAAGAACTCAAAGAACCGACAGAAGACTCAGAGATTCCAGATATAGAAGAACCAGTCGAAGCAAAGAAAGAGGCATCAGCTAAGAACACCAGAAAGAGAACACAAACAGCGAAAAAGTAGGTGATACAATGATATACGCATCAATCGAGGATATTTGGAAACGAAAAGGAACAGATATTTCGGATACAGATTATGTAACGGCACTCTTGGAGGATGCCGCGATTATCATTGATGCATATAACCGCAATGCTACAGACGAGGCAAAGAAATTAGTGTCATGTAATATGGTTATCCGGACACTCGGAAGCAGAGAGGAAGGTGTACCTATTGGAACGACACAGACAACTACGACAGCAATGGTATATTCGCAGACCTGGACAAATGCAAATGGAAGCGGCGAATTGTATCTGACTAAATTGGATAAGAAAATCCTTGGTGTCGGGAATCGAATTGGCTATTTTAATCCATATTCGGATTTGATGCA